CACGATTAATTACACATCAGCGAGATAAACAGTGCCTGTTACACCTTCAATCGTAAATCCAGTTGAAACCACGTTGTACGCACTCTCTTGAGTATGGAACATATTACCAAAACATACTTCATATTGAGCAAATTGACCTAAAACTGCTTTTAGATTACGTCGGATCGTGACTAAAGTGATATTTGATGTAATTGATGAGTCAACACTGTCAATTAACGATACTGCCTTACTATATTTGAATCTACCACCAAATTTATTGACATCAATTGAACGTGAATACTGTGTGAGAGCATTTGAGATGCCACTTTTGAGAACTTGTGGAGTATCATTTAAACTAGGATTATAATATGGTGTTGTATTGAGTTCAACATACAAATATTTTAAATCAATAAATTCTGGCACAATTCCAGCGACTGCATAACTCTTTAATTTTTGAACTAACTCTCTTTTTGTCTCATCTGATAAAAAATCACCATTTCGAGGTTTAACTGAGATAAAAACCTTACCAAAACGAGGTGGACTCATTTCTTCACCACCAAAAGCGGTTACAGATTCAACATTCGGGTAAATATAACCTAAAACAGACTCATAATCAGATGCCGTGACTGCACGATACTGAGAAGAGTAAATTCGAGGTGCATAATACTTAATTGATGATATAGATTCAATTTCATCACCATCTCTAGATTTCTCAAGAGTCTCAATTAGTGAGACATCCGCTGCATCAATGGAAGCACCATCTTGATTTGTAATATTTCCAACAAAACTAAATTCTGAAGCGTCATTTCCCTCTCTACCAGAGCTTGTGATGTAACTTACAATAATAAAATTGTCATTTGACAATTTTTTACCAATTACGTTGTCACCAAAGATTAATTCATACCTTTCATCTTCAATTTCTTGTAATAAGTAAGAATTTGATGTTGAAGTGATTCCAATGATATTATCAATTTGTTTATATGTTACACTTGCGGTTGAACTTTCTGATGGACGAACTTGTACCTTAATTGTTGATGTATCAATAAACGAATTATCAAGAATATATCTCTGATTGAATAAGGAGGAGTCTTCAGTAAAGGATTGTGCTATGTAAGTCCCCTCATAAATCTCAATATTGTTAAATCGAGCAAAACCATTTGTAACAGGGACTGTAATTGACTCTGGAATTGAAAAAATAAAGTTTGAGTTCGTTCCAAGACCATTACAAACTATACCAGCGTTTAATGTGAGTGTTGAGGTCTCTACTAATCCACTTACGTTAAATGATACTCTTGCTCTCGCTGCTCTTCTTGATCTAGGTACATATCCAATGTTTCTGGCAAGCGAGACTACGTTTTCTCGAAGTGTAGCGGAATCAAGAAAACACTCATTCGCTGCCATATTTGTATTATATGCAGTAATGTATGTATTATATGCTAGTGCATCAATAATTATTGAAAGGTTTGATCCTTCAAAGTCATAATCAGTAAAATTAGTGTTAGCCCTCAGATAATCTCTGATAGACTGTTGTATATCAGCAAAATCTAAGTTAACATATTGTCCGAAAGCCATTATACTCTAGCTGGTTGTAGAAGAACGTCTACTGTTTGTGATGGACTTGCCGCTCCTGTAATATCATATTGAATTGTCGCATTTAATTCATGACTATCAGGATAATTTGAGACAGTCACTTGTATATTACTAATTCTTGGCTCATAGTTTAACAAAGTTGACTGAATTTCATCTGATATTCTAACATGATCCAATGGATTAGCTAATTCAAACAAAGAATTGTTTACACTCGATCCAAATAAAGGCACATAAGGTTTTTCACCAAGAATTGTAAAAATTATGTTCTTTACAGATTTCTTAATTGCATCTTCATTCTTTATCACCACCAAATCATTCGTCACAGGATGACGTTTGAAGGATAAGTTGATATCTTTGAATGCCCTAGAAGCCACTATTTACACAAAAAGTTTACTGTTTTTATTTATACCGCTTTTTTTATCTTTTACGA